TCAATCGCCGTGGCAAATGACCTGCCCGACCGCCACTCTCAGGGACTCGCCGATCTCGGCCACGGTGCGTTTCGGTGTGGTCGGCTTTGCTAGGGTCGGTGAAATGCCGTTCGCGAGCATGAAGGTGCGGGCGAAGACTTCCTTCACAGCGAAGTTCGCGTTTTGCGGGATGTCGCCCGTCGTCGAGGCGACATACAGGGCGTTGAGTTTTGTCCGAATGACACCGATGAGAACACCGCGATCATCGACAAGTGGGCCGCCGCTGTTGCCGGGCTGAACCGGTGTACTGATTTGAACCAAACGGCTGTCGTTCTTCATGCCGGAGAACGAGGTGATGCTTCCCGCGGTAAGATTCCCGGAATCAGGCAATGTGCCCGGGAGAGGGAAGCCAAAGGTAATGACCGTGTCGCCGAGGCGGGGTGCTGGCGCTGCATCGAAGGTGAGCACTGCTGGTGAATCGATATCCAACTTCAGCAGTGACAGGTCGTTGGTAGCATCGTTGGCGAGCGTGCGCGCAGGATGCTCTGTACCGTCCGCGAGCCGCACGGTGATCGAAGCACAGTTGCCCGCAACGTGTTCGTTCGTAAGGATCTCGCCGGCTGAGCCGACGAAGAACCCGGTGCCTTTGCCGCTGCTGCGCTTGGCCTTCGCGCGGTCCGCGGTCACCGAACCGAGATGTGGTGCTGCCTCGGCTTCCGAGAGCCCAAATGAGAACCGGACTGCGCTTCCGTCGCTGGCGCGGCCATAGCCGTAGCCCGAGTTGATGCTCAGCGAAGTAAAGCGCAGCCCTGCCGTGCGCCCGTCGTTACAGAATAGGTGTGCCAGCCCGCCGGAGGGTGTCGTTGGTAACAAACCGATTCGTATGGGGCGGTGCAAGCTGTACTCGCCGATGCAACGCTTCCCGTCGGCAGTCGCCATCTCGATTTTTCCGCCGTCGGTTCCTTCGGCCGTCGCTGTGCCATAGTAGAGTTCGCTCCCTGGGTCCACTCGGCCGATCACCTCAACGGTCGTGCTGCATGCGCTCAGCAGCAGGAGTCCGGCGAGAAGCGGCGGTACGAGCTTCCAGGGCATGACGTGCATCCGACTGCAATCAGGGATGCACAAATCTAGATCGAGCGCACGGAGTGAGGCAACCGCACAGGCGCGTGCCCATACGATGTTGCGAGGCCGAACATGTTGTCGATGGTGAGGCGCGACATGCGCGCGGTGGTGATCCCACCGGGACCGTCGAAAACGCACCCGGACAAGCACTTACCAAGTCTAACCGGCCAATATGCCGGCACTGATTCCAAACGGATATTCGCGGGACTGTCTAACCCGCTCTCGATGCTGCCCCCTGGAAAGCGAAGCGCCGCCGGCTGGTCCCCGGCGGCGACTTCAAAGACAGCGCGCATGCAGAACTACAACGCGCCGAAGAATACCAAGGGCCGGCGCTCTCGGCAACGCCATCGGGGCCAGCCATGAGCGGCGAGCTACTTGCCCCGGCCGACCGCCAGCGCTTGGCGAAGATCTGCGGCCTCCTGGGCAGCGACCACGACGGCGAGCGTGCGAGCGCTGCCCGGGCCGCCACGGCAATCCTCCTGGCCGCCGGCCTCACCTGGGAGCAATTGATCCTCGCGGTGGCACCTGAGCCCGCCGCCGAGCCGCAGCGCGATCCCACCGACGATGCCCTGGCCTATCTCCGGGACGCCGTCATCGTTGATGAATGGTCCCAGCACTTCGTGGCATCGCTCCGGCGCCTCCGCGCTGCCGGACGCGAGCTGACCGAGAAGCAGAAGGCGAAGCTCTACGAGGTGGCCGTCGATTGCGGCTGGAGCGGGCTGGCATGACGAAGCCCACCAGCATGCTCACCAACTTCGCGGCGATACCGTCGCGCACGGCCGGCGACCGAAACCTGACGGCGCTGCACCACGCCGTCCTGACGGCGATCTGCCGAGCAGTGGACCCGAGCACGGCGCAGGCCGTGATCACGCACCAGCGCATCGCCACGATGACGAACCGGCCGCGCCAGAAGGTGGTCGGAGCCGTCGCGGACCTCGCGGCGCTCGGCTACATCACGCCGATCAACAGGGGCCGCCAGTCGCATAGCACGACGCCGGGCCGCTACCTCACGAACGCTTACGTAATCCACTACGAAGGCGAGGTGGTCGAAGGAAAGGCCCTCCCACCGAGGAAGAAGCCCGACCCGAAGGCGCCCTTCCGTGTCACCCCAGGGGTGACAAGGGAAAACGCCCCGGAGACCTCCGCCCCATGTCACCCCTGGGGTGACAGCGCCCATGTCACCCCAGGGGTGCGGAGCCGTGTCACCCCTGGGGTGGTAGAATCAGACCTTTACCTATCAGACCGTTCTATAGCGTCAGACCTTCAGGCCGCGGCTGCGCCGCGCGCTGCTGCTGACGCTGCTAAGCCTTCAGCCCAAATTCTGCCGTTCAAGGGCAGTGCGACCCGCAAGAGTGACGACGACGACGACGGCATGGGCGATGCCCAAGAGACCGCCGATCGGAACCACGACGCGAACCGCGAGATCCTGATCGGCGCCCTGCAGAAGCGGCTCGGCAAGTCGAGGCGTGAGGCGCAGGCGATGATCGACCCGCTCTCGCGCGACCGGATCGACGCCACCGCCGTGAAGGTCCGGGCTGACCATCTCACCGACGACGATCTGCGGGCCTCGCTCGCAGATGCGGGGCTGAAGACCTGGACCGATGCGAAGGGCCGCATTCGCGACTACCCGCCGCCGGAAGGCTGGGATCCGGAATGGCACGGCGAATGGACGGGACAGCGAGAGGCGCCGGCGCCATGTCCTCTGCCGGATCTGGCGCGGCGGATCACTCAAGGGTCGGATCTCGACCTTCCAGGGGCCGCCGGTCACGTCTCCGCCTTGGTGGACTTCTGGGGCACGGAGGCAGTCATAGCCGCGGTATCCGATGCTGGCGAACTGAGCGGCATCGCGCTGCTGATCGCGATTTATTCCAGCCTCAAGGCCGTCCCGATGCTGCCGGACGCGCGGGCATGACCCGCACCCGCTGGCGAGCCGCGACGCCCCTGCCGAAGCGCTGGCGCGAGTGGCAGGCGCCTATCCGGCCCCGGCGCGACCCGCCGGCCGACGCAGCGGAGCTTCCGCAGCATGCCACCCCCGAACCCGTAGACCGCGACCAGGAGCGCGACGAATGACGACTGACGACCGCCCGTTCCCGGCCGAACTGCCGATCCGCCTGCGCAAGGTGCGCCTGCGCAGGACCGAGGCCGCCGAGTACGCCGAGATCGTGCACGGCATTCCGATCGCCCCCGCAACCCTGGCGAGGCTTGCGTCCGTCGGCGGCGGTCCGCCGGTCGAGCGGTTCGGCCGGACCGTCTTCTACAGGCGCACCGACCTCGACCAGTGGATAGACGGCCGCATCGTGCGAGAAGAACAGCACACTCGCGAAACGACGAGCAAAGAGCGGCAAAATTAAGTTCGTCGTCGGGCAGTAAAGAGCGGCCATATCCCTTGTCGGAGGCCGCCCTTACCACGCTTTATACATCGCATGGAAGCAAGGCTCGCCGAGCGCGTACTCAATTTCTTCGGACTGGAGCGCCGCTCCGCGTGGTCGCTCAAAAACCCGACGCCTGAGATGGTCGCGCTGTTCGGCGCCACGCCGACGGCCGCGGGAGTCGCGGTGACCGCCGAGACCGCGCTGGGCAGCCCGACGATGCTGGCCGGCTGCCGCGCCATCTCCGAGCCGATGGGCATGCTTCCGTATCACCTCTACCGCCGCGGAACGAACGGCGCGAAGGAGCGGGACACCGAACACCCGGCCGCCGCACTGCTCGCGGGCGACTGGTGCCCCTGGAGCGGTGGCGCCGAGACGAAGGCCGCAATGCAGATGGATGCGCTCCTGCATGGTGCCGCCTACGGCCTCGTCATCCGCGCCGGTGGCGTGCCGAAAGAGATCCACCGCCTCGACCCTCGCACCACGACGCGCGACACGACCGGAGCGGAGCCCGCCTTCACGACCAGGGAGAACGGCGTCGAGCGCAAGCGGGACTGGCGCGACATCCTCTACCTGCCGACGCCCGGCTCGACCGACGGCCGCCTCGTCAACCTGACGCACCACGCCCGCGAGGCGATCGGCCTCGAAATCGTCATGGCCCGCCACCAGGGCGCCCTCTTCGCGAACGGCGCCCGGCCCGGTGGCGTGCTGAAGCACCCGAAGACGCTCCGCGACGAGGGCGTTCTGGCGCGGCTCCGGGCGCAGTTCGACGAGCGGTACAAGGGCGCCGCCGCGAGCGGGAAGACCATGATCCTTGAGGATGGCATGGACTTCGCGCAGATCGCGTTCTCGTCGGTCGATCTTCAGTTCCTCGAGCTGCGGCGCTTCGCCGTGCAGGAGATCGCGCGCGTCCTCCGCGTGCCCCTGACACTGGTGGGCGATTTCGACCGCGCCGTCTGGCGCAACGTCGAGGAGCTGGCGCGGCAGTTCGTCACGACCACGCTGATGCCGTGGGCCGAGATATGGCAGGCAGGGCTGGAGCGCATCCTCCTGACGCCCGACGAGCGGCGCAGCCACTTCATCGAGCCCGTCTTCGACGACATGCTCCGCGGCGACATCGCGGCCCGCTTCACCGCATACCGGCAGGCCGGTGGCGGCGCCTGGCTGACGCGCAACGAAATCCGAGCCCTCGACAACCGCCCGCCCGTGCCCGGCGCCGACGACCTGATCCTTCAGGCGGGGCAGGCCGACGAGCCGCCGCCGGCTCCGGCGAACCAGCAAGGAGACCCGCGCGATGCGGCTTGAGATCTCGACCGCCGCGGTTCCGGAACTGCGCTTCGACGGCGCCGAGGCCGGCACGTTCACCGGCTATGCCAGCCGCTTCGGCGAGCCGGACAGCTACGGCGACACCATCAAGCCCGGCGCCTTCCGCAAGACGCTGGCGCAGCGCAAGGCCACCGGCGGCCCCTCGATGTTCTGGAACCATGATCCGGGCTCGCCGATCGGCGTTTGGACGGAACTTGTAGAGGACGCCCGCGGCCTGAAGGCGACGGGGAAGCTGGTCACCGAGACCGCCCGCGGTGCCGAGACCCTGGCCCTCCTGAAGGCCGGCGCCGTCAACGGCCTGTCGATCGGCTTCCGCGCTCGCGCATCCGAGCGTGGCCCCGGTGGTGGCCGCGTCCTGACCGACATTGAGCTGGTCGAAATCTCGATCGTGACGCTGCCCGGCCGGTCGAACGCCCGCATAACCGACGTGAGAGGGGCGGCCGTCCCGACCGGCGCCGCGGCATTCATTCAAGCGGCCCGCCGCGCCGCAATCTGCATTCGGAGCCGCTGACCATGAACATGCACCGCCCCTACGAAACCCGGTCGGCGCTGCCGATCGAGACCCGCAACGAAGGTGACGCCGATCCCATCGCCGCGGCGGTCGCCGCCGTCGAGGAGCTGCGCACCGCGGTCGAGACCAGCCGCACGGCCGCCGACGAGCGCATGACCCGCGAGCTTCGCGGCATCACCGAACGCCTCGACGCGATCGACGTCCGCACCCAGCGGCCCGGCAGCCCCACGCAGACGCAGACCGACGAGGCGGTCGCGCTGCAGCGTCGCGCCTTCACCGGCTTCCTGCGCCACGGCCGCGAGGGACTGCCCCCCGAGGAGGCCCGCTCGCTGATCGTCGGCGACGACACGAAGGGCGGCTATCTCGCGCCGGCCGAGTTCACGACCGAGGTTCTGAAGGACATCGTCGAGTATTCGCCGGTCCGCATGGCGGCCCGCGTCGGCGCCACGGCGAACGGCAGTGTGATCCTGCCGAAGCGCACCGGCCGCCCGACCGCCCACTGGGTCGACGAGACCGAGGACCGGCCGGAGACCGGCAGCACCTACGGGCAGGTGGAAATTCCCGTGCACGAGATGGCGTGCTACGTGGACGTCTCCCTCCGCCTCCTGGAGGACTCTGCGGTCAACGTCGAAGCGGAAGTCGCCAGCGACCTCGCCGAGGAGTTCGGCCGGTTGGAGGGCGAGGCCTTCATCGAGGGCAACGGCTTTAAGAAGCCCGTCGGCCTGATGGTCGACACGAATGTGCCGTACACGCCCACCGGGAACGCCTCGACGCTGGGCAGCACGCCCACCGACCTCCTCATCGACGTGTTCTATTCGGTGCAGCCCTTCTACCGGAATCGCGGCGCCTGGATGGTCAACGGGACGACCCTGGCCGCAATCCGGAAGCTGAAGGACGGCGAGGGGAATTACATCTGGCGGGCTGGGCTAAGCGAGGGCCAGCCGGCGACGATCCTGGGCCGCCCCGTGATCGAGGCCGTCGACATGGCCGACGTGGGCAGCGCAGCGGAACCGATCCTGTTCGGCGACTTCAACACCGGGTACCGGATCTACGACCGCGTCAACATGAGCATCCTCCGCGACCCGTATAGCGTCGCGACGAAGGGGCTCGTCCGCTTCCACGCCCGTCGCCGTGTCGGCGGTGCCGTCGTCCGCCCGGCGGCCCTGCGCAAAATCCGCTGCGCCACGTCCTGATCGGCCGGAACCTGAGGAGTAACGAACATGCAGCGTGACCTTTCGCACAACGTCGGCGTCGTGGCCGCGGTGGTGCCGCAGGTTCTCTCGGCGACCGACACGTCGGCCGCAATCGACCTGATCGGCTTCGAGTCCGCCATGGTCATCATCAACACCGGCGCCATCGCCTCGTCCGGCAACTTCACGGCGACGATCGAGGAGTCGGACACCACGACGTCGGAGGACTTCGACACGGTGGCCGCCGCCGACCTGATCGGCACCCTGCCCGCCGCTCTGGCGGCGAGCACGGTCTACAAGGTCGGCTACACCGGGACCAAGCGGTACATCCGGACCGTCCTCACGAAGAACAGCGGCACTTCGATCGCGGCCGGCGCCGTGGTCGTGAAGGGCCATGCTCACGAACGCCCGGTCGCCTGACCGGAGCAACCGTGCCCGCGAGCGACGTGGGTGGCATCGGGCATCACCCGGCCTTGAGTTCAGCCGGGGCCGCGTCAGTCGGCGAGTGGCGGCGCCCAACATAACCCCGACGGTCGGCAGCTTGGCTCTCACCAAGCGTGGCCGGCAACACCGCCCCGACCGGCCCGACAGCCGGAAGGGGCGGCCCCGCATTGGAGACGACAATGCCGATGGCACCGCCGAAGCACTGCCCTCGCGGACACCCGCCGTTCACCGGCCGGCGTTGCCCTGTGTGCAAGGGTGCGGCCGATGCCGCCCGGCCGAACGCCCGAGCCCGAGGCTACGATGGACGATGGGAGCGCGCCCGCGCCGAGTACCTGGCGGCGAACCCCGTCTGCATCGTCGCCGGCTGCGGCTGCCCGGCGGTGGCCGTCGACCACCGGGTGCCGCACCGCGGCGACGCCCGCCTCTTCTGGGATCAGAACAACTGGCAGCCCATGTGCACCCCGCACCACAACGCGAAGACGGCGCGAGAGGACGGCGGCTTCGGTCGCCGGCTGCTGGCGTGAGGGCGCTCCGGGCCACGGTGGTGCGCGCCGCGGACATCGCCTTCAGCGGGTGGCACGGCACCGGCGAGGCCACCGGCCGCCCGCCGAGCGACGGCACGAGCGTGCAGGCGCCCCGAGGGGGAGGGGGGCGGTCCGAGGTTCGGCAGGGTAAGGGGGCGGACCGCCGGGTTTCGCTGCGCGCACCCACCTGGGAATTGGGTGTTCCGGGTCGGACGGCGCCTTCGGGGCGGCCCCGTGACCGATGAAGGGCAGGAAAGCGGCCCCGCAACCGCCGTCCGACGAGGCGGCCCTGGCACGTTGTCCGGCTCCGCCGCGGTGGTTGTCGCCGTATGCCAAGGCGGAGTGGCGCCGGCAGGCCCCGGACCTGTATCGCCGCCGGCTGCTCGGCGTCGACACGCTCGGCGTGCTGGAAACCTACTGCACCGCCTACGGCATGTTGCGCAGCTACCACGAGCGTCTGGCCGCCGACGGCATCATGACCGAGGGCGCCGAGGGAAAGCCGAACCAAGCCGCCAAGATGATCCTGGCCGCGGCGCGCGAGGTGCGCCTCTACGCGGCGGAGCTTGGGCTTGGCCCGCACCGGCGCGGCGTGCGCGGCGCCGGCACCCCGAAACCCGACGAGAAGGGAGGGGACGATGACGCCTGGGATCCCAGTCTTCTCGCCTGATCCGCGCCTCTACCCTGACCCGACCGGCCGCGCCGGGAAGGTGACCGCCTTCATCCGCCGGCTGCAGCTATGGGAGGGCCGCGCCGCTGGGCAGCGCTTTCCCGTGCAGGACTTCCAGGAAGCGATCGTCCGGCGCATCTACGGCCCGACCCGCGGCGATGGTGGCCGGCTGGTCCGCATCGCGTGCGTCTGGATACCGCGCGGCAACGCCAAGACGACGCTCGCCGCCGGCCTGGGGCTGGCGCACTTCATGGGGCCGCAGAACGAGCCGGGCGGGCAAATAATCATGGGCGCGGCGGATCGTGAGAACGCCGGCATCGCGTTCAATTGCGCGTGGCAGATGGTGAAGCAGGACGACGTCCTCCTGGCCCGTGTCCGGCCGCAGGAGAGCCGAAAAACCATGCACCATCCGCGCTCGGCGAGCGTGCTGAAGGCGATCAGCAGCGAGGCCTATTCGAAGCATGGCTTGAACTGCTCGTTCTTCCTCGCCGACGAGGTGCACGCCTGGAGCCCGGTGGAAGCGAGGAAGCTTTTCGCCGTCGTCTCCGACTCGATGGTGAAGCGCGACGAACCGTTGACCGTGATCATCTCGACGGCCGGCGAGGGGACCGGCGGCCTCGCGCATGACCTCTGGGCGTACAGCCTGGGAGTCGCCCGCGGCGAGATCCTCGACCCGACGTTCGCGCCCATCATCTTCGCCGCCGACCCGACGGCCGACTGGCGCGACGAGAGCGCATGGCGCGCGGCGAATCCGGCGATCGAGGCCGGCTTCTGCTCGCTCGACGAGCTGCGCACCAAGGCCCGGCGGATCGAGCACTTCCCGGCCGAGGTGGCGGACTTCCGGCGCTTCCATCTCAACCAGTGGCAGGCCGGCGCGGCGAACCCTTGGCTGGCGCTGGAGCTTTACGATGTCGCCGACGAGCGGACCGCCCTCGACGATCTGGTCGGGCGCTCCTGCTACGTCGGCGTCGACCTGTCGAGCGTCGAGGATCTGACCGCCGCCGTCGCCGTCTTCCCGGATGGCGAGGACGAGGATCGATCCTATGACGTCGTGGCGCAGTTCTTCCTGCCCGAGGCCGGGCTCGCCGCGAAGGCGGAAAAGGACAGGGCGGACTACCTCCGCTGGCAGGAGGAAGGCTTCCTCACCGTCACGCCCGGCAACGTCGTCGACCACGGCGCCATCGTCGACCAGGTGGTCGCCTGGGGCATGCGATATCGCGTCGAGGAGGTGGCGATCGACCGCTGGAACTCGACGGCGGTCAACGTCCGACTTCAGGAGGAAGGCTTCGACGTGACGCAATTCGGACAGGGGTTCGCCTCGATGGCGGCCCCGGTCAAGGAACTGAAGCGCGCCATCCTGAAGGGCGTCTTCCGGCACGGGGACAACCCCATCCTGCGCATGTGCTTCGGCAACGTCGTCGCCGACAAGGATGCGGCGGAGAACGAGAAATTCACGAAGGAGCGCTCGCACGGGCGGATCGACGGGGCGGTGGCCGCGGCGATGGGCGTGGGGCGGATCATATCGGCCGAGACGGCGCCGTCGGTCTACGCGACCGGCCGCCCCGACGGCTTCCTGCTGGTGTAGGAGAAGGGCATGAACCAGGCCGTCGAAATTCTCGACCTCACGATCGACGCTCGAGGTGCGCAGGCCGGCGCCGAGGCGTTCGACAATGCGGTGGACGGCGTAGCGGACAGCGCGGCCCGCGCAGCGGCGGCGGCCGACAGTGCCGGCGCCGCGATGGACGGCATGGGGCGCGCCGCGCTCACGGATGCCCAGATGCTCGACAAGCTCCGGGCCGCGGCAGATCCACTTTCCGACTCCACCATTCGCATGGTCGAAGTCAACACCCGCGCCGAGCGCGCGCTGGAGCGGGTGCGTTCGCAGGCTGACCCGCTCTATCGGGCGCAGCAGCGATTGACGCAGCAGACCGACGTTCTGGACCGCGCCTTCCGCCAGGGACTCATTGCCGAGGAGGAGAAGTCGCGCCTCCTCCTGCAGCTTCAGAACCGATATGAAGGGCTGGCGCAGCGCGCTCGCACGGCTGCGGCACCGATCACCGCCTTTTCCGCGGCCAACGACAATGCAGGGCGCTCGACCAGCAGGTTCGGCACCGTGGCGCAGCAGGCCGGCTTTCAGATCGGTGACCTCGCGACGCAAGTAAGCATGGGTGGGAACGCCATGCAGGCCCTTGCGGTGCAGGGTGGCCAGCTTCTCGGCGCGTTCGGGCCGTGGGGCGCGGTGATCGGCGCGGCCGTCACGGTGGTCGGCGCCCTGGCCGTGGGGCTGATGGACACGGAGGACGGATCGAACAAGGCGAAGAACGCACTGGACGACTATTCCAGCACCATGCGGCTCGCCAACCAGCTGACCGGCGACGCGGCGAAGGCTGCGAAGGAACTGGCGACCGCTCAACGGCAGCAGGCGATTGAGGCCCGGCGCGCGGCGGCCGACCAAGCGGAGGCCGCTATGACCGCGGCGCAAGCCCAGATGGCCCAGCTACAGGGCATCCGCTCCCTGGGCCGGTTCGATGCCGCTTCGCCCGGCGACACGTCCGACACCTACACGCAGGTCGGCGTCGAAATCGACTCCCTGCGGAAGACGATCGAGGCATTGGAGACGGCCGCGACAAAGGCCCGCCTGGGGCTCGCCGAAGCTGAGCAGGGCGTCGGCGAGTTCGGCAACGCTTCCGACCGCGCGGCAAAGAGCACGCGTAGGCAGAAAGAGGAAGCGGACCTTCTGGTCGACGGTGTGACGGAGTACATCGGCACGCTGAAGCAGCAGACCGAGCTTCTGCGGCTCGACAGCGACGAGCGCGCCAGGGTCGAGGCCGTGCAGCGGGCGATGAACGTCGCGATGCGCGAGGGCAACCTCTTGACCGAGGATCAGATCTCTCTGATCCGAGAGCAGATCGACGCGCAGCGCGACCTTGCGGCGTCGAGCGCCAGCCAGCAGCGGCTCGAGGCGATCCAGGCCGACATCGCCCGCACCCGCGCTCGGCAGGCGATATCCGGTCTCGGCGCACGGGACCAGGCCATCCTCACCGCGACCTACGACGAGGGCGCGAGGCTCCGCTCGGAGGGCGTGAGGCCGGACGACGTCACATTCCGCGGCCGTCTCGATGCCGCGGCCGAACTGGCCGATCTGGAGTTCCAGGCGAAGGCATCGGCGGACGCGCTCAACTACCTCGGGCAGTTCGGCGAGCGCGCCTTCGACCGGATCGGCGAGGCCGCGACGCGAATGGCGTTGGAGGGCAAGGCCGGCGCGATCGACATGAAGGACGTGTGGCTCGGCGTGCTCTCGGAGATCGGGCAGGAGATGTTCCGGCTGGCCGCGATCAACCCGCTGAAGAACGCGCTGTTCGGCACCAACGCGCCGACGCTCGACAGCATCGGCGGCATT